AAGTAACGAAGGGGCAGATAGAGAAGATGAAATTGCTGAACTAAGACAAAAGCTTGATTCAGTAACAAAAAGTTATGAGGACTTAAGGCCACATGCAGATCGTGCCTTCAGTGCTCAAAAAGAAAAGGATGCAGAAAATCAGGACTTGCGAGCTAGGCTTGCAGTGCTTGAGCGTGAATCAGAAATTAATTTGCAAACTCAAAAACCTGATCCTTATTCCGATGAAAACTTTTTGTCTGAAGATGACCAAAGGGTAATGGAAGATTTTCCTGAGGTTATGCGAACTTCTGAGAAGTTAGCAGAGCGACTTGTTAATAAGCAGTTGAGTCAATTCAAACAACAACAAATAAATGATGTAGAGGACAGGATTAACAGGTATGTAGAAAACAAATACGAGGAACCGATTAGCACATTAAATCAAAAGTATGATGCTATATCGCAGCAATCGTATTTCGATGGCATACTTGGGTTCGGTGTTTGGCCTGCAATTGAAAACGACAGAGCCTTTATAGATTGGGTGAATGAAGATTCAATGCGTAGGCTGGGTATGACTCAGGGTGATAATGAGGCAAAGGCTCAGGTGATTCAATTATTCTTAAGTATGCAGGGTGATCAGCCCTATACCGGGAATAACAAACAGGATGTGAGAAGGCAACAAGCTTCTCAATTACTAGGGTCTTCACAACCTCAAGCCACAACTACAGATCCTACTCAAGGGCTTACAGGTGAAGCTCTGTTTAACTCATTACCTGACGAAGGATACTGAGTTAGAGTTTGTTCTTGCTCTACATTAGATTAATTTTTTAACATTTTAATAGAGTAAGATAATGGCTACAAACTGGACAAGTGGTGGTTCCAATGCAAACCGAGGTGCTACGGGTGTAGCATCCATTGCGGGAACTATGAAATACGGCTCCCTTGACGAAACGGAGGCGTTTAAAATCCAAAAAAAGTTTCTGGCGATAGCGAAGAGATCCATGATAATGGCTCGATTTGCTCAGAAGGAGACGAAAGCACAGAAGGAGGGACTTGAGGTACGATGGAAGCGATTTGAGAAATTCGCTCTGCCAATGGTTCCGTTGGCTGAGGGAGTAAAGCCTCCGGCTGACACGTTGCTCCAGACTATCATCAAGGTAAAACTACACCAGTATGGATCGTATGTTGCTACCACTGATGTATTAGTTGCCGCAGCAACTGATCCTATTATTCAACAAGTCACTGAGCGTCAGTCAATTCAGGCTGCCGAGCTTATGGACTTCATTACTTTTCTACATGCACGTTCTGGTACTCAAGCAGCTTATGCTGGTGGTACTACTCGTGCCACAGTAGATGCAGAGATTGGTGGAACGGCTGGTGATACAACTGGTTCAACTACTAATCTTCTCGATACAGCAGTCCGCACACTGGAGTACAATGAAGCTCGCAAGATTGCGAAGCAGATGACTCCATCTCCCAAGTATAATACTGAGCCAGTACCTGAGGCATATGTTGCCGTAGGTCATACTGACTTGCGTAAGGATATTGAAAAGCTTCCGGGTTTTATTCCTTATGTTAAGTACAGTAACAATGGTCAGCAAATGCTTCCGGGGGAATTAGGAAGTGTGGGTGTGATTAGATTTGTCCTGACAACTCAGGCAGCTCCGTTTGGTAGACAGCCAGATGGTACTGAGATTAAGGATACGCAAATCTCAAGGACTCAAAACTCAGCATACACTCCCGGTCATACAGGCCAATCATTTGGTACTACGGATGGGACTATTGCTGATTCCAGTAACTATGGTGAAGCTGGAGCAATTGAGGCAGAAGAACTTGGAGCAGCTATTGCTTCCCTCAAGCTTGTTACAGTTCCAAATGGTAACAACGTACAGGTATATCCTGTTGTTATCTTCTCAGCAGATTGTCTAGGATGTGTTTCACTTTCTGGATATGATGCTGTTATTCCTAAGGTTGTGATGCCACAGCCTGCAGTTACTGATCCTTTGGGTCAGTCTGGTTCAGTTGGTTGGAAGAGCTGGTATGCTTGCCAGATCCTCAATGAAGACTGGATCTATCGTATCGAGTGTGGTGCATCTACTATTAGTTAATAGATGTGAATGACACAAAGATTTCAGGGGTGGGAACCTCCTGCCCCTGTTTCTGAACAGGTTAGGGAAACTCAAATATTAGAAATTGACTATCATAAGTTTTGTGGTGGCAATGATACCCTAATAACAAATGCTTACTTTGATCATTACTTATATCCGCAAGCATTGCCTGAAAGAATATCAGTTGTTTTAACTGAACCATTCAAGGGAATTACAGCAGAGATATGTGTAGGAAGGGTAAGTAGAGTAAAGGAAGAAAATGAATTATATCTTAAATGGACTAAGTTACCGCAGAAACCACATTCGTTTCAGCAACGTCCAGAATCTTTATTTCTTCCTCCAGACGGATCAAACAAAACGATTCGGTTAACTGTCAGAATGAGGGGAGATAAACTCCCAACATCTGGCAAGATTTTATTTTTCATTAAAACAAGGACAATATCATGAGTGGTGAATTAGCAGGAGGATTACTTCCAACAGGGGAATATGGTCATACGTTAAATAATCCAATGTATGATTCAGGCCGCAAGAAAAGAGTATCTGTGCACAAAACTTTCCAAGAAGATATAGCCTTGGAAGTTGGCAAGGATCTTAAAACACCAGAAGGTTGGGGAGTTGTAGTAATTGGATATGGCGATGATCCTTCTCAGATGGGGCCAGTTACAGTCACATGGAATGACTGGGTACTGAGATTCCCAAGGAACTCTCGAAGAGCAATACCTCCGGGGCATTTCTCTGTACTTATGGATGCAGTTGAAACTAAATATCATCAAGCACAGGAAGGTGCACCTTTGGTTGGATATGAGGTTTGCAGATATAATGTGCAGGTATTAAAGACCCCTGAAGGTTCTAATGTAGATAAGGATAAGGTTAACGAAAAGGTCGAGAGAGTTGAAGTTGCATGATTGAGTTAGCTGATATTAGATCAAGAGTAGTAACTTTACTTCAGGATACCAGCTATACTCGGTGGACTAAGACTGAGCTGAATAACTATATTCATGATTCGTTGCTGGATTTAGTGAGAACTATTCGTCTGCCTACTGCAGAGAAAAGTTTAACTATTAATTCAACTACGTATCTTCTCAGTCTACCCACTAACTTAATGGACATAAGTGGTGGTTCAATTGATGGGAGAGAACTGCCAATAGTAACAACTTCAGAAATGAAGAGCCTAGCGTCACAGGGAAGGCTCCCTACAGTTATTAAAGATGGAGAGTACTCTATAACAGAAATATTTGGGAACCCTATATGGAGCAAGATAGAGGACTGGACTACATCTACGGGCACTCCTCAGGCTTTAGTAATTGATCAAAAGTCATCTAGTACAATAAGAGTCTGGCCTATCCCAACAACTGAAACTACAATAAAACTTACTGGGACATTGAGGCCGCCACGCATGAGTGATGAGGTTCCTTATACATTTCTTGATAACTCAGATCCATATGATCCTGTAACAAGATACATACAAAACTCACTTAATGGATGGACTAGCACTGATTTATTATTAGATGATTTTGGCAGGAACCTTACATTCGATTCTACAGTTCAGTCATTGACAGAAAGCACAGACACATTTTTAGTTATACCTACAGATTATATTACAAGTTGCGATATAGATTATGTATGGGTAGACGCATTAACATTTGGTGCAGTGGAGAGAGCATATCTTAAGGAACACGATTTACGGAATGTAGAGAAGAGTGAATACTTTAAGAATAAGAAACTCGCAATTACTGTTGATGCACACAGAACCGAACCAATTCATCCTGCTTCAATTACAGGTGGGGTAAACCTTAACAGATTTATAGTGAGAAGATAATGGGTGTAGCAGTTAAATTTAGAAGAGGAACCGCATCAGAACATTCTACGTTTGCTGGTTCTGAGGGTGAAGTTACAGTACAGAAGTCTGATTCTTCAGGTGATCCTTGGGATTTACGAGTTCATGATGGTTTGGGGGGAGCAGGTCATCTTGTTCCTTCAGCAGATAGTGTAGCTACTTTAAATAATAAAGTACTTAATAACTCAAAATTTACTGGAACAATTAGTGATAACAGTGGGAATACAATTGCAACTATAACTGGAGGCAAGCTTGTATTTTCTTCTAATACAACAACACTGGATACTCCAAGCATTGTTGATCAGGGTAGTACTGTGCCCCTAGAGCAAATGGTTGCAAGAGTTGCCAGAAAGAACCAAATGATACTAGGAGATTAATATGGCAGAAAGGTACAGACGATTTGTAAAGAGTATTCCTGCTGCAACAGCAACCACAGTTTATACTGCACCTGATGATGGGGAGACTTCACCGGGAGCAGCAGAGTCTGTAATAATAGGCTTTCTTGTTGCAAGCACATCAACTGAAGCAGGGGAAGTTACAGTTGAACATACGAATTACTATGATGGAACTACGATTAAAATCATGGATACAATACCTCTGCCTGCAGATACAAGTGTTGATTTAATACCGGGGAAGCTTGTATTACAACACGCTAATAACAATGCAGAAACACCTGCTTTAACAGGTGATATATTAAAAATTACATCCTCTAAAACATGTGATGTCTTTATATCAGTAGTAGAAAGGGTCTAAATGTCTAAGAGTCCAATTTATATAGGAGCAGGAAGCTCCAGTCTAGCTAATACCGCAGCATTAGGAATCATAGATGATTCTGAGGATATAGCGAAGGAACGTGCAACTGCAGCTTATTGGGCTAAGAAAACAGATGGGACTGTAATTGATCAGGTTTCTGGAACAGATAGTGGAGAAGGTTCAGCAAAAGCTTATGCAGTTGGTGGTACAGGTGTAACAAATACTGCAAGTAGGGGAGCAGCAAAGGAGTGGGCAACAACTGTTGATAGTACAGTTGATACATCAGAATTCTCAGCTAAAGAATATGCACATGGAGATGCCAATTCTGGTGTGCTAACTACTGGAGGTTCGGCAAAAGAATGGGCAATGTCTCAAGGTGTTGTGTCAGGTTCGGGGGACGCT